TGAGTACGGGATGGAGGTGTACGACTACGACTACATTGAGGAACTCCGAAAAGAGAACCTCGAACTCAAGCGAAAGGGCAAGAGAATCTACAATCTCGTACCCCAGGCGGGCTTCCAAGAGAAGGTTCTCACAAGCGAAGCAGACATCATTATATGTGGGGGAAAGAGAGGCTCTGGGAAATCGTTCGTTTCCCTTTTTGGGGCGCTTGCATACTCCCAAAACCCCGACATAAATATGTATGGTTTCAGGCGTTACGAGGCAGATGTGAAACGCGGAATCTGGAAAGCCGCCAAGCAGGTTTTCCGAGGGTTCGCCAACTTCGCGGACACCTCCTTCGAGGCAAAGTTCTTCAACGGGATGGGAGCCACAATGAAGATGGAACACCTCGCAGACCTCAAGCAAGTCAAAGACCGATTCCGTGGCGCGGAAATGCCCTACATCGTCATTGAGGAACTTGCGGAGTTCACAAAGGAGTCAATGAGCGTCATTTTCGACCTTATCGGCTCCAACCGAAGCACTACGGGTATGCCCGCGCAGTTCATCTGCACCTGCAACCCCGTGGGACGATCAAACAAACTCCGTTGGTTCCTTGATTGGTGGATAGACCCCGAAACGGACGAGGCTATTCCAGCCCGCTCCGGCAAGATACGCTACTTCTGCCGATACGGAGAGGATGTGATGGAGATTGCCTGGGGAGACACCCCGGAGGAAGTCTACGAGAACCCCAACGCCAAACGCAAGATTCAGTCCCTCACGGACAACGCCGATAAGGACTACGCGGACTTCATAACATCCGTGACTTTCATTGACGGAGACTACGCAGAGAACAAGATTCTCCAAGTGACCGACACCAAGTATATGAACCGCATTTCTTCTGGAGGCTCGAAGTCCGTCATTAATGATATTAGAGGTATCTGGAAGGATGTGGACGACACGGGCGCTATCGTCACTATGAACGATATGAACCGCTTTTTCGAGAACACGCCCCAGGTCTCCGGCCTCCGTTGCGGGGGCGGCGATATTGCTCTCCGCGAGGACTGGCTCGTCCTCTGGGCTATGGACGGGATGCACATAATTGATGTGTTCGCAAAGAGGTATGTGACCTCCGAAGATGTAATCCCCATAATCCTTGAGTTCCTCCGCAAGAACGAAATCCCACGCGAGAACTTCGCCTTTGATGTCAATGGTATCGGCAACTGGCTCAAGCAATCAGAGGACTTGAGGGGTTGCTTCGGCTTTGACAACAAGGCCCCGGCAAAGGACAAGACCTCCTATAACACCCGCAAGTCAGAGTGCGCCGGGATGCTCATTGACGCCCTCCAGAACGGCACTATAAGCATTGAGGAAACGGTGTTGCGCCAGACCTTCACCCAGAGAAGGATTCCCTTCACCGTGAGGGATAAACTCGTTGAGGAAAGGATAGTGCTTAAATGGAAAGAGGACGAGAACCCCAAAGCACTTATCAAAAAGACCGATATGAAAGCCATCCTCGGACATTCTCCAGACTGGATTGAAGGTCTCTTGTATTGCCTTGACCGCGTAGACAACGCAAAGAAAGCCCGGAAAGTAAGACGCGGAGATTGGACTTGCTTTATGTAAATGAAAAATTGCTAACGATATGAGACTTACACCAAAGATCGGGGCTATGACACCCCAGCAGATTCTACGGAAGATACCCTTCTCCGTACCCGTGCCGCCGGCCACCATCGGCGACCCCACCTTCATCAATCCGGGGGTCACAACCGTAGTCCCCGTGGAGAACATCACAAGGGAGTTGCGCTCACAGGCCGACTTCATACGCGAGTTCTACCCGTCCTCTCACAAGATCAACCAAATCAAGTATTACCCCAACACGATGTATGTGAACAAGGAGTCCGGCTCCTTTCAGGCAAAGGTGCGCTCACGCATAGCCATCGGCTTCCAGAACCGCATACTCGTCAAGAGGAAAGAATCCCTCCTGGGTAACAATGTCGGGATGAAACTCATTTCCGGGGCAACCGAACAGAGTATGATTGACCTTCTCGCCTTCTACCGCGAGGGCTGGGAGGAAAAGGATATGGAAGTGGCCGTGGATAAGGCCATCGAATCAGACTTCCTCACGGGCGATTGTGCCGTGTATGTCTTTATGGAAAGCGGCAAGGTCAATTGGCGCACCTTCTCTTACCGGGACGGGGATGTCCTCTATCCGCACTACGACACCCTCACGGGAGAACTTGCGCTTTTTGGCCGGGCCTACTATCAGGAGGATTGGGACGGAAAGAAAGGCTACTACCTTGATGTGGTGGATAAGACCTCCTTCGTGGCCTACAAGCAAGACGATAACGGCAATTGGGTGATGGAAGGCAAGCCCAAGCCCCACGGCTTCGACATCTGCCCCGTGGCCTACCACCGCACCAATGACGGACCCGTCTGGTCCGCCTCCCAGAGTCTCATTGAAGGCTATGAGATTGCAATCTCGCAGTTCGCGGAGAATAACGCAGCCTACGCCCTCCGCATCCTCTACACCCTCGGCGGCGATATGGAGGTAATGACCAACACGGACGGCACGCCCGCACGAATCGACTCCGTTGATCCAAACGCAAAGGTCGGCTTCCTCGAACCCGCCCAGGGAGCAGACGGGGCCTTCGCCTCTCAACTCGCCATTATGGAAAAGAACATTATGCGAGGCTCCTTTGCCGTGGAGACGCCCGAAATCAAGTCCGGCGCAGATATGTCCTCCCGTACCGTCAAGATGCTCTTTGCCGACTCCTATGTCAAGGCTCTCGCGGACTCCCTTGAGTACCAGCCCTTCCTCAACCGCGTAGCCTATCTCTTTAAGGTCGGCTACTTCATTGAGAACGCCAGGGCATCCGAAGCCAGACTTCTCAAGGTAAAGACCTATCTCGACCCCTTCATCTTCCTTTCCGAGAACGATGTCATTGCCGCTATCCAGCAACTCGTTGCCGCCGGGTGTATGTCACGCAAGACCGCAACCGAACTCGCATACAATATCGGCTATTCCTCCCCGGACGAAATCGCACGCATCACCCAGGAGGCCCACGATGAACTCGTTGCCGAGGCAAAGGTGCAACAGGCGCAGGCCAACCCCGTAAACGCAAGCAGAAATGCTGAATAACGAGGAATTGGTCAATGAGGTGGCAAGTTACAAGGGTGACACCAAGAAACGCTTTGATGCCGCCCTTGCAGCCCTTCTCGCACTCGCTTGGTCCTATCGTGACCAGATAGGGGAGAACTTCTCCTTCTCCGCCAATCCCGTCCTCTATGAACAGGCTCTCGCCATCTGCCGGGAAATGTCTGACCGATGCTCCGAAGATGCTCACAAACGCCTCATAAGGCTCGTTGAGGACTCCCTTGACTACGCGGACGAGGATGCGGCCTGGGAGCAGACGGGAGACGGGATAGAGAGTTTCGATATGGCCGGGAGCCACCTTCTCGAACTCCTTGCCGTGTGGATAGGCGTGGCCATCCAGAACTCTTGGACGCAGAACTACACGAAGGTAATGATAAGCCGATACCTCGCCAATCCCTTCCTCTGCCCGGAATGGAAGGAGATACCCCTCGACGCCCTCGCCTGGGGCAAAGGCTACGCACGCAATATCCTTGAGCAACTCACACTCATAGGCCAGGGATTAATCATCGGCGGTGGCCGTTATGCCGAATGGGTGGACGAACAAGCCAAAGGTGCGACATACTATATCCGCAGAAGGGGTAGCAACTACGATTGTGATGTGTGCGAGGGTCTGGCTAATGTGCCGATCCCGATTGAGGTTCCCTTCGAATACTCGCACGCAAGGTGTATGTGCTACCCGGAGTTTCACTATGAACCGATGCCGTTATGATTAGACGCAAGTACGGAAACAAGAAAATCGTGAACGCCTTCGGGGAGTTTGACTCGGCTCTGGAGTATCGGCGGTTCCTTGTCCTCAAGGATGCCGAAGGCCGGGGAGTTATCTCCAACCTGCGTAGGCAAGTGGAGTACGAACTTATCCCCAATCAATACAAAACTCGCGTAAAACACCTCAAAACGAAGGATAAGGAGGAAACCTACCTTGCGGAGAGGAAAGTGTCTTATTTCGCCGATTTTGTGTATCAGAAGGGAAATGAGGAAGTGGTTGAGGACACGAAGGGCTTGAGGCTCGGTGACTATATCATCAAGCGGAAGATGATGCTCTTTCTGAAAGGCATTACTATCCGCGAGGTGGAAAAAGCCGGGGAAGATATTTGATAATCCAGAAAATCTCCCTACCTTTGCCTGTGCTTGTTTGGTGTTGTACCATAACAAAGAGTTTAAGGGTTCGAGACGCATCCTCCGGGGTGCGTTTCATTTTTTATTTTGCGGATTAAAAGAAAATGCCTACCTTTGTAGCGGACGATAGAAAGTCTATAAAGCAAAACAAAATTTAAGGGTTGGCTCTCGCTGTGAAGTGAGGGCCATTTTTTTATTCTTCATTATCTAAAAAATAGGGTAATTCAATTAGGGCAATACCGCCCCCTTATATCCCTTAAACCGAACGCTGGAACAACCAAGCAATGATTTAAAGATATTTTCACTCTTTGATAAAAGTATTGTTTTTCAATCCAAATACCCGTTATTATCAAAAAATGCTCACTCTGAAAACCTTTTTTGCCCGAAAAAGCGTTAATCGGCTGGCGGTTGAGCCGTGCTTTAACACCTCACCCTGTGTTGGCTATCCCTTATGCCCGGTAGGTTTAAGGTCGCGAGTCCTATGGGTCACGGTTGCTCGCACTGGAGTTTTTTCCCGGCCATAATCGCATAAGTTCAAAGGCGTTGGCAATCTTTGTTTTTTGGAAGGTGATGCCGTGTAAGTCCTTCCGCTTTCAGAGACCTATTTGCTTGTACCTTATTTCCCTTCAACAGTTCGCTCGTCTGGGGCAACTCGACCTCTGCAAAACACAAAAAAACCGCATCGGCTGGTAACGGCAACTGATGCGGATTTATAGAGTCCCTATTAGGGGGAGTATCTATCATTTATCTCGCACCGCCCGTTACTCGGTACGGCACGAATATATATCATTCTGGAGGATTACTCAACATTTTAATACCGAAATCTTACCCTTTTTTACAAAATTCGGAATCAGCACGAAGCAAGTAACGGCCACTTACCCCGTCATAATACACATCCGCAATAGTCAATCCCGGATGCTCACGGCACAGGCGCAAGAGACTATCCTCCGCCAAAGCAATCTCACGATCACTCAACTTCCTTCGCAATTCCACGGCGCTTATTCCTTATGTTTATTCGGTTCCTACTCCTATGCTCCGTAGCCTTGTCTATCGGGGACGCATCTATCTCTCCCTTCAACGTAAACTCCACATTATCACCATTCTGGCGCACATTGAAGATGTCTACACCCTCCGTCAAGTAACGCAAACGCAAGTCCCACAAGGCACGCAAGACAGCCCTACGGCACCACGCCCCCTGGCGGATGGCCTTACGGCTCTGCATCCTCTCTGACTTCGGGATAACGATATGCTCGTCAATCCACATTGTCCGGCAAATGCTTGATCTCTTCCTCGGCCTCCTTCATCTCCTTCACCGACTCCAGAGCCTTCTCGTCCTCCGCCTCCGTTGCACCCTCCTTTACCCCGTACCATTGAGGATGGCGTTCAAGGGCGCTCTGACAAATTCCAAGCACATCAGAGATAAATTCATCGTCCGGCGCCACCGAGAAAAGCGACCACATCGTCCCGATATAGGTCTTTAAGGTCACAAGGGCGGTTTCCTCGCCCAGATAGGCCCTCGACCAGATGTTCTCAAGCCAGACGCCGATAGGCATACGGCGATTCACGGAGTGGTGGAAAACCCCGTTCAAATCAGTCAGTTTAATCTCGTTTTCCTCCCTCTTGACAAAGAAGTTCCCGACACGCACCTCATTGGCCTCTAACTTGACCTGGCCTTTCTTGTTTACCTTCATATCTACAAAATTCTAATTTCCATTAACCCATCCGGGAAAACTAACACCCATATTGCCACTCGAAGTGATAGCAGCATCCGCAGAAAAACTATACCACTTGCCGTACTCCAGAGATACAAGCCCATTACCGCCACCAAAGCCCAAGCCAATAGTGGTAGGCTCGTAGTTCACATTATCAACCGGGGTAACCGTCAAGGAGTAACTACCCGTGGCAGACGATGCCACACCAAAGCACACACTCACATCACCCGTAGTCACATAAGCCGACACGGGAGACAACGCACCGCCAGTATTCACCAACGAATAACTCTTGCTCACACTCTTATCCAG